GGACCTAGTCCGGGCGTCGCCGTCCCACGCACGACCGAACGACCCCGAGGTTATCGTCGAGGCCCGTATCCGAACGCTAGAGATAGGCGGTAAGAAAGAGGCCCGGTGGACATGGGACGTACTAAGCATCCGCGACGAGCCGTCCTATAAGGTCCTCCTTCCGTCGGGAAACGACCCGAGTAAGGCGACCGACCTAACCGAACAGGTACTCGGCGCGACGTTCGACGGGGCCGACTATCCCTACGTCGTCGACGGGTCGCCCGCCCTCCCGTACGTCCTCTATCACGCCGAAGGAGGAGGCGAGAAACTATGGGACGCATGGACAGGAAAGGAAACCGTCGAGGCTACGCTAACCGTCTCGACGCTATGGACTTTCTGGAATTACTGCGTACGCGACGCCTCGCACCCCATCCGCGGGCTAGCTAACGGGACGATTCGCGGGACGGCGACGAAGGGTACGAACCGCTCGTCGCGTCGCGAGGTCGCCGCCGACCCTACGACCATGCTTATGATAGACAGCGAGGGCGCGGGCCCGGTACAGGCCCTACAATGGTCCGCAGGCTCCGACCCGTCGAGCCTACAGTTAGCTATCGACGCATACGAACAGCGGTCGCTTATCTCGGCAGGGATTAGCCCGTCGGACATACAGACGAGCGGAGCAGCCCAAAGCGGCTACGCTATCTCGCTTAAACGCGAAGCCATTAGGGAGCGACAGCGGGCGCTAATGCCGCAGTTCGAAGCGGGCGACCGCCGAGTCCTCGCGCTAGCCGCGGCCCTATGTAACGCGAACGACGGCGAGTCCTACCCCGAGTCCGGGTGGAACCTGCGCTATAAACAGGTCTCGCTAACGAGCGAGGAGCGACGAATTAGAATCGACGAGGCGCAGGCGGGTATAGCCCTCGGTACGCGCTCTATCGTCGACGTCGTTATCGCCGAAAACCCCGGCTGGAATCGCGACGAGGCTATCGCTTGGCTAGAAAGAGTTAGACAGGAGCGAGCCCTATTCCCTGCGACGACAGGTACTACTACAGGAGGTAACGGACAATGAGTGGCGAAGGCATGATTCCCGAGGAGCGATTCCAGAAAGAGGTCGAGCGGCGTAAGGCGGCGGAGGAGGGGCGTAAGACGCTTACCGAGCAGGTAACGGAATTACAGTCGACCCTAAAGGCGGCGACTAAGGAGCGAGACCAATTCGCGGCGCAGGTCGAAGGTATCGCCGACATTCGTACCGAGCTAGAGGAGACGCGGACTAGCCTAGCTACCGCGAACTATACGAACGGGGCGCAGGTTTCCATGCTAGAGGCCGGCGTCGCTAAGTCGTCGGTTCGGGATTTTATGCTGTTTCAGCACGAACAGCATAAGCGGGCCGAGGGCGATAAGGCGAAGCCCTGGGACGAATGGTGGACCGCAAGTAAGGACGAACTACTGGCCGACTTCCGCCCGCCGGCCGAGGCGACAGCGACGGAGGCCGAGGCGACCCAGGAGCCGACGCCGCAGCGACCGCAGCCGCAGGCGAACAACGGAGCGCAGCCGACGCCCGCGCCGTCGCAGGGATACGTACCGGGGTCTATCTCGGGAATGTCTATAGACGACTTTAGGGCGAATAAGGAACGGATTCTGGCGGACATTTCTAACCCTTGGGCCACCTAGATATTGACAGGGCCCGCGTTTTATATGCTAGCCTCGCTATGGTTTCTACTCCGCGCCGCCGCCGGGCTTAATCGGGCGTAAAGGGAGTCGACGCCGACAGCCGAGCCGCCGCCGGGTAGTTACGGGCGATAAGGGCTGCTACCTAAAACCACTAACGGCGCGACCGCGCTTATAGTTAGGACTACCCCTAATGGCCAACGAAGTTACCTATACTGGCTCTGGCGCGAACCTCGCCGCCGCCGAAGTTTTTAATACCCTCCTCTGGGAAAATCTCGTCGATAAGACCGATATTCGCTCGCTGTTTCTTAAACTCGGCGACCTCGGCGGGTCCGGTTCCGATACCCTCGAAACGGGTACGGTTTCGTACGACGACCCCATGACCGCGGCGAACGCCGACGAAACCACCGCCACCGATAATACAGCCCTGGGTAACGGAAACGTTACATGCACGGTGGCCCAGCAAATTATTTCGTACGGCCTTAGCGATAAGTTTATGATTACCGGCGGGGCCGTCGACTTCGCCCGGCTCGCCGCGGCATGCGCCGACGCCTATATCCTTCGCGTTACCGATATGCTTTGCGGCCTTATCGATAACTTCGCGACGATTAGCGGGACCACCACGGTGGATTTGACCGTCGACGACTGGTTCGACGCCATGTTCAATCTCGAACAAAATGTGGTCCCTGGGCCCTATTCGTCGATTCTTTTTCCAACCCAGTATACCGACCTACAGGCTTCGCTCCGTAGCGAGGGCGGTAGCGTTTCCTTTATGCCGGCGACCGCCGAGCAGCTTTCGCTGCGTGGTCCGGGCTTCAAGGGTAGCTACCTCGGCGTCGACGTTTGGACGTCCGATTCGGTCGTAACCGCGAACGCCGGGGCCGACTCGGCCGGCTGCATGATGGGAATGGGCGCTATCGGCTACGCGGAAGCATCCGCTAAGTCGCAAATGCCCGGCTCTATCGCGGCGTCCATCCCGGCGGGTAGCCCCGTATACGCGGAGTTCGCAAGGACAGCCGACCCCGGTATTTCGCGTATCGTCGCCCACGCCTTCGTCGGCGTAATCGAGGTGGAGGACTTGCGCGGAGTGTCGATTATTACCGACCGTTAATTACCCCCAGGACGCGAGCGGCGGGGCCCTCCTCGACTTCGCCTCGTCGCTCGCAGTCCGCTATTAGGATAGGAACAGTAAATGTCCGCGATTGTAGGAAAGCGCGTAACGCTAGAGGATAGCCCCGACTCGCCTAAACTCCCGAGGCGGGCGAAGTCGGCCGCGCCGTTTATGTATATGCACCATCCCTACCGCTGGCAGTGGGTCGAGGAGTCGTCGGAATGGCTACCGCTCCTCGGTAAGCTAAAGGTCGACCCCGGCGTCGGCGGAGTACAGGAGGGCGGCGGAACCGACCTCGCCGTAGCGCACCATACGCGGAAGGGCTGGCAGATTATACAGCCGAGCGACGAACGCCTCGGCCCGTATCGATGGTACGTACAGAAAATCCCGAAGGCCGGAAAAGGTAACGTATACTGCGACGCTACCGAATCGGTCGAGGTCGTCGGCGGTCGGGCGTTTTGGGCCGAGGGCGGCGAAGCCTACCGCGAGTTTCTGCGACACCTTGTCGGCTCGGGCATTATCTCGCCGCTTAACGATAACGTCGTTAAATTGAAACTCGAACAGCAAAGGCGGACCGTCGAGCGTATGTCGTCCGCCGCTGCTAATGCTCCCCATAATCAGGTCCTAGCCGCCCGGCTAGAGGGCGCAATTAAGACGCTCGCCGCTATGGAGCGCGGCGCGGCTCCTGCGCCCGCGAAGCGAGGGCGACCTCGTAAGGCCGTAGCGACCGAGCAGGCCGGCGCATGATGGACGGCGAAAAGCCCGGCTATCGCGAGGCTATGGGCCGGCTACGGGCCCGTATGCAGGATAGCGGCATGGCCCCGAAGCGGGCCGAGGAGCAGGCTAGAAAGGCTACTATCCGGCAGGATAGAGCCGCTAGAGACGGAAGTAACAGGAGAGAGAAGAAATAACCCGCAGTCCTCGCGGACTGCGCTCTATAAGGAGCGGGTAAAATGGCAAAGGGAACGAAGCATATCGGGCACGGTATCAAAGTCCGAGATAATGGCGCGGTATATATCAAGGCCCTGGACGCGGCGACTACTAACGGGTTCGAGACCGACCCCGCTAAGGCCGGCGAGATTGTATTCCATATCGACGAGTCCGGGCACGCGCTAAAGGCTACCGTCGTCTACAGCAACGGTACGACTAGTAAGACCTTCACCGCTGCGTTCGACAGCTAGCCCGAACCCTGGAGGGTTAGACTATGGCACTGCTACGCATGGAGCAGCAGACACTCAGCAGCAGTCTCGGGTCCGCTATCGTTATTCCGGCAGGGTGGGAAAACCTGTCCGTCGAACTAGACGACCCGTCTAAGGCGGTAACTGTAGAAATCGACGGTACATACGACTTCGGAGGGGAGCACGCGACATGGTCGCTAGCGACGCCGGGTAGTTCGACTAGCAATTCTATCTCGGTAAAACTGAAGTCGGACAGCGGAAATCCGGTCGCTACCGTCGTATGGTTTCAATAGCGCCGAGGAGGGCGACCAATGCCCCAGGAAGTCGCCTATTCGCATAGGCACGGGCTACCCGATTTCTTAGTTAGAGACCGGGTTAACCTCGTCGAATGTCCGGTCTATAGCGGCTCGACGCTTACGGCCCCGGCTAGCGGTACGGTCTCGGTCTATCAGGGCGACGGAACGGTACTCGTCGACGCTGCGGCCGTAACGGTTACAGCGGATATAGCGACGTACTCGATAGCCGCGGCGACGCTACCGACGACGCTAGCCCTAGAGGATAACTGGCTAATCGTATGGTCGTTAGTCCTCGCGGGCGCTACGCATACTTTCCAGCGTCCCGCCGCGCTCGTCCGTCGAGAATTGCATCCGGTAGTAACGCCCGACGACCTGTCGGCAATTCATCAGGACGCCTCGTCGCTCCTCGCCGCCGGGCAAACGCTCGCCGGCTTTCTCGACGAAGCCTGGGATATGCTACAGCGTCGGCTTATCGCAGCCGGCCGTCGGCCCTATCTGATTATCTCCGACTTCGCCCTGTTCGACTCGCATAGACATTTAGCCGCGTACCTCCTCTATAACGACGCCGCTAGCAGCGTCGGAGACGGTCGCTGGGCCGACGTCGCCGAGCATCATCTAGACCGGTACGAGCAGGAATGGGCCCGGCTGTCGCTGTCTTATGATATGGACGAGGACGGACTACTAGCTAGCGACGAACAAGGCATACCGGGACCGTCGGCGGTTTACCTCGGCGGACCGGGACGGGCGTATAAATGGCCGTCGGGGCGCTAAACCGTTCGCAGGTTCGGGCGAACGTGTCGACGCTGCTAGGTACGGCGGCGGGCGTTAACGAGTCGGCGTTTATCGAACTAGAGGCCGGGCCGCAGGGCCGAGCCCACCTATATTGGTCGCTCGCCTCTATCTCTAGCGCGGACGCCGGACATAGGGCCCGACCGGGAACGGTCATAGGGCGCCGCTATACGGTCGTCGTTCGCTTCGCGCACAGGATAAACCCGCAGGACCGCGAAACCTCCCGCGACGCCGCCCTCGACAGCCTAGACGCCCTAGAGCGGGCGATTAGAAACTCGACGGCGACGCAGCGAGCGAACCTAGAGATAAACGCATGGTCGGACGTCGAGCGGCTTACCGGTTCGCGAGAGTGGCTTATATGGGACATTACCCTCGGCCTATCGGCCCTGTTCGACTTGGCGGCTTGATATGCCCGATACTATGGCCGTAGAGCTAGACCTAGCGCCGCTAGTAGCGGACCTAAAGCTAACGTCCAAGGTCCGTAAGGCGTTAACCGACGTCCTCGCGGAGTCCGAGGCCCGGTTCGATATGGAGTTTAGGCGGGAGGACTTCGGCTCTATCGTTCGCCTTCGGCGGGTTAGTCCTGCTATCCGCGATAGTAGCGGGGCGGTTATCTCGGCGGCGAATACCGAAGGCGACCTGCCGGTTAAGTCGGGGCGATTCGTCGCCGGCTGGAATTGGAAAATTAAAGGGCTTAACGCGACGGTTACTAACCAAGTCCCGTACGCGGCGTACGCCCGCAAGGTCGACGAGGAGTTAGGCGAAGGCGTTAGGGTCGTTACCCGACACTTAGAGCTAGACTGGGAGGACGTCGCTATCGACATGGCCGACATAATCCAGAAGCATCTAGAGGGCTCGTAATGTTCGTCGACCTGTCTATCGACGCCGGGGCCCGGCTAGACGTTTCCGAAAGCGACCTGTCGAGCGACGCCGTAATCGCTATCGAGGAGGTACTACGCCTTATCGCTAACGCCGTCGAGGAGACTATTTTTAGTAGTTGGCCGGTCGATACGGGGCGTTCGCTTCGCGCATGGCGGGTATATACCGACGGGCTTTTACTCGTTATCCAGAATCCGGTTTTCTACTCGTCCTGGGTCCATCCGAAAGGGACGAGACACCGCGGCGACGACCTCGGCATATCTGCCGAAATGGTACAGATAGAAGCCGAGCGCGGATGGCAGCAAAGCGAGGCCGAACTACTGCGGATAATCGAGGAGGACGCAGCGAAGCGAACCGAGCCCGAGGGTACGCTTATCGGCGACGTAGCGTTCGCGTTTGCTCGGCGGGCCGCGCTAGAGGTAGCGGGCGTCGCAGCGATACCGGGCGGCGAGCTATTCACTTCCCTACAGAGTGTGTTTACACTACAGTCCATAACCGAGCGCGAGCAGGGACGGACGCGAACTAGAAACAGGCCGCGAGGCCGTTAACCGGAGCTAAGAAAATGGCCGAGCAAACTATTATCCATACTAAGCTGGACGGGCTACTCCAGTTTGCGTCTCAGTGTACCGCGGCTACCGGCGGGTTCGACGCGACCGGTTCGGTGGCGACCGGGGCCGACTCGTACGTCGTAGCTTTCGAGGCCGGCGACCTATCCTTGACTATTCCGGGCTCGGCCGTTTCGTCGTATCTCGACCGCGGTAAGCTTCGCTCGCCCCCAGCCCTGCGCTATGGGGACGACCAAGCCGTTACGTTTTCCTTCAGTGCGTACTTCCGCGATATGGTTTCGACGGGCTCCGAGGGGCTTATGGACATTCTTAACCGAACGGGCCTCGTCGCTTCGACTCCCTGGATTTCGACTCTTAGCTCTAGCGGGTCGACGGACGACGCCGAGGTATTCGCCGTCGACCTTATGTGGCAGGTCGAGAATCAGGGTTCCGCGTCCGATACCCACCTTATGGTCCTTCCCTACTGTACCCTTAGCTACTCTCTGGCCGAGGGCGACCCGAATACTATCTCGATTAGCGGTACGTCCTGGGCGGCGGCTCCTTCGGTCATTCTCTAATGCCTAGCAAGGTAGATAAACTGCGGGAGCAGGTCGCCGAGGCGCGTAAGCGTCGCTCGGCCGGAATGTCCGCACTACAGGACGAACTAAAGGTCGAGGTAGCTAAGGCTAAGAAAAGGAAAGGCGGCGCAAGTGAAAAGCCTACCGAATCTCCGAACGATTCCTGATAACGCGCCCGCGTATTTCTCGGTAACTATCGAGGAGCGCGGCGAGCATACGTTCCGTATCCCGCGGCCCTCGGTCGTCGGTCGACTCCTTACTCCGCTTATCGGTTCGGGACTGTGGACGGTTAATAAGGACGACGTCGGTAGCATCGACGAGGTATCGGCCGAGCTAGTCGAGGAGGCCGTCGGCGCGGCTATCGGGACCTGCTGGCGGCATACGTCGCTAGAGCTAGAAACCCGCCGGCGCGACTTCGAACGCGGGACCGACGGGCTACTCGAATACGGGGCCGAAGTCCTCGGCGAATTGTACGAGGCCGGCTATACGCAGGATAATGTAGCGGCGCTGCTTAACGAGGTCCTTAGCCGACTTATGGTGGCCCTACCGGCTCCCGCTAAGGAGGTACAGGACGCCGTGGATTTTACTGTACCCCGGACGGCTTCGCAGATTTCGCCGACCTCGACTTAGGGGTTTCGCTGTTCGGGGAGCCGCACGCGCTCTACAGATTCGACCGCGAGACGCAGACCGAACTGCGGGCGTACTGGCAGATTCTCCGAGCGTCGGACCGTCGCGCCGGCCGTTCGTCGTCCTCGTTAAAGCCTAGCGACCTGCGACTAATGACGGGGCGACCTGCGACGGCGGGCGACCTCGCCCACGTGTGGCTAATGTCGCATCCTAAGCAGCAGCAGACCCCGACGGGCGGACTTAGGGAGCGGTGGAAGCGCGACGGAGTTTCGGATAAGGCTCTAGATTTCTGGTTACAAT